ATCTTGGTACTCAGGCTATAAAGTATGCAAATATTCTTGCCGCCTATAGAACGCTAATGATTGTTAAATCACAGGCTTTCAAGAGAAAATCTGCGATTATGAGTGATCAAGATAAGTTTGTTAATGATATTTGGAAAACAATGTACGAGGCTCTAACAGAAAATATAAATGCACTAAAAATTGCCGGAAAGGGCGGTTATAACCAATGAAATCATTAAAACAGTTGAGAAAACCAAAAGAGACAGTGATTGTTCAATCCCAGTCGCCAGCTGATTTAGAGCAGACTTTAAATAAAGCAATAGATGAGCAACTGCTTAAAAAGAATGCGACTACCTATAAAAAGGTCAGTGGATTCCATCCTAGTTATACAAATCAATGCTCAAGATATTGGTATTATTTATTTGAAGGAGTAGAGGTAACACCCGATTTTAGTCCACAAACGCTTAGAATATTTGATAATGGTCATGCTGTTCATAGTCGTTTGTACAATTACTTTAGAGATATGGGTATTCTTGTAGATGAAGAAATACCAGTTACTTATGCTGATCCGCCAATTGAGGGCACAGCAGATGGTATCATTAATTGGTACGGAGATAAGTTAATAGAGTTAAAGTCTATTAGCTCCGAAGGATTCCATTATAGACAAATTTACAAAAAACCAAAAGATGAACACTATCGCCAAGCGCAGATATACATGCAATGTCTTGACCTTGATGGTGGTTTCGTTATTTATGAAAACAAAAACAATCAAGAGATACTTCCAATTTATATAGAAAAAGATCAGGATTTTATAAATAAATTATTCAAAAAGTACAGAGAGTATTATGGAAACTTTGTGAGACAAAGTATTCCAGACAGACCATACAAGAGGACATCTAAGAATTGCTCGTCTTGTGATTTGGCTGCTTTATGCTGGGGAGATAGTGAGTAGTGGTGTTTCTAGAGTTTGCAAAAACAACGAGTGTAAGAAAAAGTTTGAAGCAAAAGTCTACAACAGTATATATTGTTCTGCAGAATGTAGAAGGATAGTTACTAATAAAAAGCTACTAGCCAATTATTACGAAAAAAAACGTAATAAAGGTAAGAAGAGAACTTGTTCAACTGAAAATTGTACAACGATACTTTCTAGGTATAACAAGGAAGATATATGCGAAAGGTGCAAAGACGAAAGGCTAATACAAAGACTAGTAAGTTGGGGCTGGGACGAAGCAAAGCTCCGAAGAGAAAAAATGTGAGTATTAAATCTATTGCTAATACTAACTTTACAAAAGTTCTTTCAATTGATCCATCATCACACTCTCTTGGTTGGGCTGTTATAGAGATCGGATTAAAACAACCTCGATTGATAAAATGCGGAAAAATAAAATTCCCCAAGTCCCCGGAAATGCATATTAAATTTCAAGCAATAAATGATGGGTTGGCTGAGATATGTAAAGAGTACAAGCCAAATCATTGCGTAATAGAGCAATCAGTATATATTCAAAATTTTCAAACCAGCAGGGTGATTTCTTACATCATAGGTTACTCATGGGGTATTGCTCAGGGTTATTGCTCAAAAGTTATAGATATAAATCCAATGATATGGAAGCGTGGAGTAGGCTATAAAAATCTTTCTAAAGACGATAAAGAATATTTGCTAACAGAAGCAAGTCGAAAAAAAGAAAGGAAAGATAGGGTTAGAGATATCATCACTGGTTATTTTGAAATGCTTGATGATGACTTGAAAGATGATGATATTGTTGACGCAATCGGTATTGGTCTATGGTATTATTTAATGTTGAGGAAAGATGGCACTAGAACCGTACAAAGATAAAAGCTGGCTTTATGAGCATTATGTTCGTAAGAGAATGAATCTTACTGACATTGTAAAACTTTTAAAGCAAACTTATAACATGGAAATAACACCACAGGGCTTGTATAACTGGTGTGAAAAATACGATCTCCTTAGATTTAGAGGCAAGGGTCGAAATCTTGCATCTACAGCTAAGCGTAGACCGCAATCTCCAATGCAAAAGCAAGTAGAGCAGAGAAAGCGGCAGAAAAGAAAAGAAATACAACAAAAAAAGAAAGGTCTTAAAAGAAGATAATGCAGAGAAAAGTGGCATTAACTGATATTGCAATTTTTGGTGAACTTGATATGTTGTACAATCAAGTTCGTGTTCTTGAAGCAAAGCAAAATGAAACTCAATACAAATGTCTTGGCTCTGGCAAATGTTGTAAAATTGGCATCACCATTCATATGGCTGAGTGTGCGAATATTGCATACAATTTAAATAAACAATACTATCTTCACCTAGAAAATAAAGGCGAGCAATTTGCAAAAGAGTGGTTTGATAGCGTTGTATCTTCTCTAAAGGAGGCAATGAATGACACTAGTTGGGAGTTTGGCGGTGAGACAGAGAGATGGTGTGCATTCTATAAAAATGGTTGCTCTATTTATGGATATAGACCAATGGTGTGTAGAAGTTTTGGAACAATAGCCGGTGTTGATGATTACTGTCCACGAATTAGGAATGCTTATGGCAATATAGATTTTTACGCCGGTGAGCCAGTTGAAGATCTTGTTAGGCAATTTCAATTTTTAATGAAGAAGTACGCTAAAGATAAAGATTCAAATTACGATGTAGTTGTTTATATGCCATTAGGTGTTCTTAGCTTTTTAATTTCAACAGAGGAATTAGAAGAATTGGCTAAAAACACAGATGACAAAATGTGGAGAGCCGTTCAGGGATGGTACAACTACAGAGTTGAGTACACGAAGGTGCATGGTTTGCCACTGCCAAGGCTTAAAGAAGAAGCTGCAGCTGCTGGTGGTGTAATTGGATTTAACATAGATGAAAATACAGTGGACAACAGCGATAGTACCCAATAAATCAGAAGGATACTCAGATGCAGCTGGGTATTTAAAAAATAATCTTAAAAAAGATTTTTCTATTATTGAGCACAATGCAACCAGCCCGGTCGAAGAGGATTCGGCTGAGGTTGGCAAATTAGCTAGCATGGGTATTGGAATATTGTATGAAAAATCTGAAAAAGATGCTGACATTTATATCCATAATGCATTGCCAATTCTGTTTAATAAAAAAAATGGCTACAATGTTTGCTTCACATACTGGGAGACATCTAGGATTCCTTATCAATGGCTAGATGCATTAAATAGCGCAGATGAGGTTTGGACAACATCTAGATGGGCTAGAGAAGTATTTATAAACTCTGGTGTGCAAATACCTGTATATGACTTTAAATTGGGGATAAATGATCAAATCTATACACTTCCGGATATGCCTAGGAAGCTTGCACGGGAGCCATTTACTTTTCTTTGCATTGGTTCCCCATCCACCAGGAAGAATTCTCAGATCGCAGTGAATGCTTTTCTAAAGTTATTTGGTCATGATGAAAGGTTTAAGCTTATATATAAATCAAATGGACCGCCAGATGCAAGGATTTATAATGACACTCTGGAAATGAAAATGATGTTAAGCGAGCATCCAAGGATAGAGGTTATTGATTGGCAAGTTAGTGAATCTGATCTTGCATCCATATATAAAAGATCAGATTGTGTTCTTTATCCAACTAGCGGAGAGGGCTGGGGGCTGCTGCCGGTTCAGGGCATAGCATTAGGTATACCTACAATATGTACTAACGCTACGGCATGTACTGAGTTTGCACACCTATCCGTACCATTAGGGTTTAAATGGGGAAGTAAAAATATGACTGGAATATATGAGGGGTGCGGAGAGTGGGCTGAGCCAGATTTCGATGATTTATGTGATAAAATGTTATATGTTGTAAACAACTATGATGAAGTTGCATTGAATACTTTTGATGGCGCTAAGTACGTTCACAAAAATTTTACCTGGGAAAAGGTCAGTATTGAATATAAGGAAAGATTATGTCAGATATCGAACAAGTTAAGCAAAAAAGTTTAATAGATAAAATTAAAGATGTGGAGCAGGTCGGATTGCTTCATGTTAAGGGATATAGCAATAGAGAAATTTCTGCTTTAATGGCTCTTAAAATTAATGAAGTAAAAGATTATATTGATGAATACAAAAGAATATTAAATAAAACTGTTGAGGATGATCCATATTTTCTTGAAAGAGTTCAATTCAATACAGTTAAAGCATTGCAGGAGTTTGATCAGTTAAGCAAAGAGGCTTGGGAAACTATTAATATTGCAACTGACAATGGAATGGTCGCTGCAAGAATACAGGCGATTAAATTAGCTGGGGAGATCGCATCTAAAAAAGCACAGTTGCATAAATTGCTCGGTGGAAATCAAGCCGATGGCGAATATATTGCAAGAATGCAAAAAGCAGAGAATGTCAATCAGATTCTTTCTAAAATCCTTAGAGATGTTATTGCGAAGCATCCATCAATTGCAGAGGAAGTTAGAAGGGAATTAGAAATAGCCTTTGAGATTATGTCGGGAGAAAGTGTCGATCTGTCCGGTGATAGTCAAGAAGTGGTGGAGCATGAGGAGCCAGAATTTGAGAACTAGAATTGAAGCCTTTATGTCAGAAT